TCACCTCGCCCTTGAGCCGTTCGCGTTCGGTCAAAAGGTCGGCACGATTCCAGCGCGAGAGCGAGCGTCCGGCAATCGAGTAGGACGCGGCTGCAAGGTTGGTCGGGTCTTTTAAGTACGTTTCGATGTTGTCGAGCGCAATCTGCGCGAACGAGCGCGGATCGGCTGAACTGGTCGAGCGGTTCGGCGCAACCTCGAACACGCCTTTGTCGACTTCGATACGGGCAGAGTCCGAGGTACGGGTGATGTATGCCACCCAGTGATACCGGCCTTCTTCGTAGTTGTCGGTCGTGGTTGAGGAAACCGAGACCGTGTAAGCCTCGGTCGAGCCGGTGGTCGAGATAGCAATCTTCTCGCCGGTGATCTCTCGACGCGCAATGTACGAAAGGCTATAGGCCGAGGATGGGTAGTCCGTGACTAAATCGGTGCGCTTCCACGCCCAAAGATCGCCCGCTTGCAGAGCGGTCGGCTCTCGGGTCGGATAATTCGCAGAGTCAAAAAGGTTAGCCATAGACTACCCCTAGATTTATTGTACCGGCTCCGAAGGCGGAACCTGTGGCTCGGCCTGCTCTTTAATCTTCAACACCAAAGGCCATGCGCCAGTTTTAGTGGGCAGATCGCCGAGCACTTGCAGGATTGCGTTCACTTCTTCAATGGACAGTTCTAGTTTAATCACGGCGTCACCCACGGCAGCGGCGGCGACACGATGGGCGGGTTGATTTGGTTCTGAATCTGCTGCTCCACCGCAGCCTCGGTTGCCGCCTTATCCACGCCATTCGCCCAGATCCAGCCCAACACTTGATCTTTCGTCAGTTGGTCATACGGGGTGAACGCACCCTGCAAGACGGGAAACGAACAGGTCGAGTAGACGCTGCCGTTGTATTGGCCGTCTACGCCGTTGCACTGCCAATGGGCAACTGTCACGTAATCCGCGCCCTCTGCGGTTTGCGGGATGCAGTTAAGAACCGAGATGTTCCATGTGATTACAGTAGACATTTATTTGCTCTCCAGTTGTGCGACACGCGCACGCAACGATTGAATTTCCTTTACAAGCATCGGGACAAGTTTGCTGTAGTCCACCGACCACATTGCTTCGTCATCTTCCGGCTTGCTAACGGCTTGCGGCGCAACTTCGTGCAACTCTTGCGCGATAAAACCGTAGTCAACGTGGTTCCCCGTTTCTTTCCAATCAAATTGACGAACTTGAAGCGCGTCTACTTTGTTGCCAGCGTCGGCTGCGTTAGCAATGTTGTCTTTAAGGCGAACGTCGGAGGTGACGTTGTATGCAACCTGTCCTGCTGTGCGATTGTAAGTAATAGTGCCACGCTGCGTGTCAGCCGTTTCTGTCCTAAAAGAAACAAAAATGTTGTCGCCTGTTGTAGCGTTATTCCATACATCTAATGTAATGGCTGATGCGCCGCCCGTGCTCTTAAACTCACCCCCACGAGTTCCAACAACAGTAAGCCGGTTATCTGAACTAATGACAGCGGAGGTATTACCAACCAGCAGATTCCCCCCGCTCGTGATGCGGGCGCGATCCGCCCAAGAACTTTCTGTTCTTGCTAAAGTTTGGAAAACGTAGTCTTGACCGTCTGCATTTCCAGTGAGTCCGGTTCTCCAGTAATAAACTTTATTATTGTTTACCGCCCCATCGTTGACACCGATGGCAGAATAGAGCGCAGCGTCTGCGTTGTAAGCGATGCTTTTGTAAACGTCTAATTTTCCGTTAGCGGTGGTGTTTCCAACCAGCAAGTTGCCGGAGGAGTCGATGGTAAGCCTCGTGGCGGCTGCGGTGAAGTCGGCAATGTCAAAAGTATTGGTGACGGTTCCACCTGCACGGATACCCCAAGAACGAACGCCGCTTTCCAACAGGTTTACTACGGCAGAGCCGCTCGCGCCTGCAACCGTCAACTTATATCCCGGCGAACTCGTCCCGATGCCGACGTTAATCCCCGACGCTGTGTAGAGCGTGGAGGAGGTGAGGCGAAAGCCTTCGGCGTTGTTGACGCCAAAAACAAGCGGATAGTTTCCAGAATACCAAACGCCAGCCGCATAAGCGCCAACGCCAAACAGCGAGCCGCCAGTGCTGCTATCAATTCCGACGTTTAATGTTCCGCCAGTGTTGTTTGCTTGATAAACAACAGAATTCGTCCCAGTGGTTGATGTAAGTTTGATGCGGCCTGTCGCTGCTTGTACGTCAAGTTTAAAGTTTGCATCTGGCGAGGCGGTGCCTATGCCGACGTTAGTTCCATCAAATACAAACGCATTCCCCGACGTCGCCACCTTGCTGCCGTTCAAGTACAACACGCCGTTGGCGGTGCCGCCGTTGAGCGTTACGGTCGAGGAGGTGGTAAGCGTCGTGAACGCGCCGGTCGATGCGCTGCTCGCGCCGATGCTTGTGGCATCAATGGTGCCGCCGTTGATGTCAATCGTGGTGACCGCGCCGCCGTTCGAGACTGTCGCTCCGCTAAAGGACACCGTGCCCGATGCCGTGAGGTTAGTGAACGTGCCCGCTGCGGCGGAGTTTGCGCCGATGGTTGTTCCGTCGATACTGCCGCTGTTGATATCGACGTTCGTCACGCCCGCAGTCATTCCTGCGCCGACGAGTGCGCTGGCGGTGATCTTTTTCGTCTCCGTTGCGCTCGTGTCAACAATCGGGAGCACATCCGTTGAGGCGGCTACGTCTCCTTGAGCAAGAGAGGTAAGCGCGCTAATTTTTTTGTCTGACATGGATTACCCCATTCTCTTGAGTCGACGAATACGTTCTGAATGCAATTCAATTAAATTACTTGCGCCAGAAGTTCTACGCGTGCCACGACCTACTGGCAAAACATCAAGTATTTCTAAAAATAATTTAATTTGATCTTTTTTTACAATTGTATATGGATAAATTTCGTTCAAAAAAGTTCTTGAGTTATGTCCGTATAAGCGCCAATGAAAAACATCCATATTTGCGCCTTTCAATTTGTTTTTTTTCTGAACGTGTATTTTTCCGCCCCACAGTTCAATAAACTTTTTTAAAGGTCTGACATCTGTATTAGATGCAGTTACCAAATAACGCCTGCAATATGCGCCCACACTTCCCTCTCCATCAAAAAATCCGGCGCAATAAATTACATCTGAAAGCCTATCGGCCATGCGTTATCTCCATCCGTTCATCCACCCGCCGCGAGAAGGCACGGGGCGACGTTGTGGTTTTTGCGGTTGTACTGTGACTTGCGTTTCGGTAACTGGTTCGACCTTGCGGTTCGGCAATATCATCGGCCCGTTGCGCCCTATGAACGCTGCGTAGGCGTAGACCAAGCAGTCGAGGGCTTCCGTGCGACTGCCCGAGGAGCGCGGCTTATAAGACCGCACGCGCCGCCCCTGCACCATGCGATAGATCAATGTCTCGGCGGTCAATTGGTCAAAATAGACCTCATCGACCGAGACGGGAAAATGAATGTATCCCGCCCCCGGTTGGTGTACGCGCTTCATGCGCCCGTACAGCACATCTTTGGCTGTATCAACACCGACTATAAAAACCTGCGCCGAGGTTTTCCCTGCCCGTCCCGCTGACTTCGGCCAGATCAACCGACCGAAGCCACCGGCTCCCTTGATCGCCCACACGCGCCGCGCTTTGCGTTTAGCGCAGTAGGCATAGACTTGCTGCGTAAAGTGACCGCCAGAGTCGATAGCCTGGGCCTCGATCAGTAGCGGTCGTCCGTCTTCGGTCTCGCGTTTGCGAGCCATGTAGCCGTCAAGATCGTGCCACAGCGAATCGCTGCCAGGATCACCTCGCAGCACTCCGTGCTCGACAATCCATGTCTCCTCGTCCTTGCCGAAGCCGACGATGGTTACCTCTAGCCGGTCGTCCTGTACGTCTACGCCAGCCGTGAGCATGAGCACCTGTTGTGGGATGCTCTGTGCGGTGTACGGTTCGCGTCGCTGCGCGAGTCCTACCGTCTCTACCTGTTCGCCGCGTTCCTCGTAGGTTTCCCCAAGGCTCGTGTTAATCCACGTTTGCAGTGTTTCGGGAAACCTTTTTGCTTGAATGAACGCGACCGCCATCTCCGCCCATGTAGACCACGGCGAATAAAGTTCGCTTATGTGAAACGATGCGATACCCGAGAATGGCTTGCTCCCGCGCCACTCGCCAGCCTGTAGCATCTCCGCCTTGTCCGCCTCGGTCAGCATCGCACCGCACGCCACACAGACGTACTCGGCTAACTCTGGCTGACCTTCCGGCCATTTAACCTGTGCCCACACGAGCCGCTGGAATTCGCCGCAGTGCGGGCATGGCACATAGTAGAACCGCTGGTCGCCCGACTCGAAACCGGCCTCGATGCGGCTCGATCCTTTGATGGTCGGGGTCGATCCTGCCAAGACTTTGCGACTCCAAAACGTAGCCGTTCGCTTACGGCCCAGCGAGATCGGATCGCCCTCTGTGCCCGCGCTGGACGGGTATCTGTCCACCTCATCGAATAGCACGATCCGAATCGGCCGCGAGGCCAGGCCCGAAGGGCTGTTCGCTCCGGCCACCGTCAGATGCCCGCCAGTGAACTTCTTGTGCAGCAGCGTGTTGCCGCTGTCGCGTGCCTTGGGGTCTGCGATCCGCTCGGCCAGTGCTGGCGTGTCCCGCACCATCGGTGCGAATCTGTCTTTGCTCCACGACTCGGCCATCTCTAGCGTCGGCTGCACGAGCAGCATCGGCGCAGGGTCTTGGTGAACGTGATACCCGATCACGTTGTTGAGGATCTCCGTCCAGCCTACCTGTGCGGATTTCTGAATCCAGACCTCTTTGACCGTTTCATCCGTGACGGCATCCATTATGCCGCGCTGGTACGGTGCTCGAGAGGTGCGCCATACGCCGGGTTCGGCGGATGCCTCGCTAGATAGTCTCCGGTATTGGTCGGCCCACTGGCTCACCGTCAATTTCGGTGGCGGCTTGAGAATCG